GGCACAAAGATGCACAACCAACCACATGAAGCGGCAGGGCCGCAGGAGAACCATATGAACCAGCCTTTTGAGGTTACTGCTGATGGGCAGGCGCGCATTGTCGGCGCTGTAATCCGCGACAATGCGCGCCATGAGGATGGTCGGTCGGCCCTGTCTCAAAACTGGGAAGTTTTGATGAAAGAAAATGCGAAGGGCCAGATCATCGCCGCTGGATTCAAGGCTTCCCAGTGATAATGGTTATGAGGCTATCGACATAGCCGTCAAATAAGCCCTTATCAATACTGATGTAAGTGTTCGATTTAAGGGCGGCCAGATCATCAGCCAGCACAGTAGCAATTGCGGGATTTCCCTCAGTGACTCTCCGGCTCAGCGTTGCAATGGCATTCGTGTTGAAAATGATCACAGTTTTAAGGACGAGCTCAAGATCACTTATGCGCTGCTCTGCAGTTAGATTGGTCATATTTCTTTTCCTTGCGTTGTCCGCGCCGAAATTGGCGCAATCCCAGTCCTTGGGTTTGCAGGCAAAGGGCTGGGGGAATTCCGGATTTGCTTGTTCAGGCTTTGGTTTGTGTTCTGACGATCAGCTCCCATTGCACGGGCTTTCCCTGGCATTGGTGCTGATTTTTGTTTTGCGGTGGGAACGGGTCACCTGCGTTTGAAGTGATTTCATCACCGCAGTGATAGCAACGATAAATGCCAGACACAGGCACTTTTTGTCCGATCCCGTAGATATGTGTCCAATGGTCATTCTTCGGCTTATCAGTGGTCACGATATATTTCTTTGTTTCTTCCGTAACGAATGCCATACAGGCCTCCTGTGCGGTAGTTAGGCGGCATAACGCTACTACTATCGGATCCAATCCAGTTACTGGGCTTTCGTCCACGCTGGATGCCCAGACAGCTTGTGGGGTGATATCTTGTCGCCATCTTCCACAGGAGTGACCCCATGAGATTGTTCGTAGGCGTGGCTTTAGCCATATCCCTGGCTGGCTGTTTAGATGAAAGTAAGCCTGCTGGCCTGGCAAAAGCCACAAAGGATATTAAGGACTTACAAATTGCGGCCAACTCACCAGATGCGGCGGTGAAATCTTGGTGGGCCGTGAAAGATGCTGGAATCCGACTGGATCGTGAGATCTGCGCCGAATACATGAAGATGATTGGCCCAAAGGACGAAAAACTCGGGGAGCTTGCAGCGGATTCTCTCCATTTTCGAACTGACTGCTCCGTGACGGATTCGTACGAAAGGAAGATAGCCAAGGTGGATGTGGAGTCCGAAACGCGTGCCGTTGTCAGTGCCGTTATCCGGAACATCGAACCGGCTGATCCTGGTGCGGAGATGGACGAGTCTGACAGAAAGGCCAAAGAGGCAGGCGAGCGTTATCGGTACACTCTTGAAAGAGGGAAGTCGACAGATAATTGGAAAATTGCCTCGATAGAGCGCTTCCCATCCTATGCTCGTGATTGGCAGGAGGCCTATCCAAAGCCTACTCCTTCCAATAACCGGTACGTTTTTGAGCAGTTCCAGTGAGGAGGGGGTAATGATTAAAGCTTTTGTTCTAGTGCTGGGCGTGTCTGTTTTGGCTGGGTGCGTCTCCCCTGGCGACTTGGAGTCGAAAGACCCTAGCATCTCGGTCAGCTCGGCGAAGGACCCGAAGCGTTACGCGCTATGCGTCCTCCCGAGATGGCAGGACGCACGCAGTGACGTGACCATGTCCGAGACGGAGTATGGCTACCGACTCATCGCAGCGACCAACAACATGACCGACGAATTGCTAAGCATCCGCAAGACGTCAAAGGGCAGCGCTGTAAAGCTGTACCAGCGCATGGCCTGGGCCCCTGGATATGGGCGGGCCGATATGGAACAGGCGGTGAGAGGCTGTCTGTAAATCGAATCAAGTACATCGAGCCGCCTCCGGGCGGCTTTTTCATACCCGGAGAAAATCATGTCAGCGATCAGCTGCAGCCATCAAACAATGACCACCATCCTGCTGTCGGGGCCGCTGATCAAGTTGTTTGGCCGGGTCCACCGCCGTGAACTTGGCAGCAAGTCGGTCGGTGAGGCGTTCAAGGCCCTGAAGTACACGCTCGAAGGCTTCGATGTGGCAATCAAGGATCTGGAGCGACGGGGCATGCGGTTTGCGATCTTTCGCAACCGGAAGAATGTCGCGGAGAAGGAATTCGCCCTAGGTGGCGCCGAGGAAGTTCGGATTGTTCCGGTTATCTCGGGTAGCAAGCGGGCAGGCTTGCTCCAGACAATTGTCGGGGCTGTGCTGATTGCTGCATCGTTCATCCCTGGATTCCAGGCTCTGGCACCAGTGGGCATTGCCCTCGTCGCCGGCGGCGTAATCCAGATGCTCAGCCCCCAGGCATCAGGCCTCAAGCAAAGTGCCGGTCCCGAGAACGCCCCGTCCTACGCCTTCGGCAGCGCCAAGAATACCACCGCCAGCGGCAACCCCGTGCCGATCTGCATCGGTGAGCGCCGGTGGGGCGGGATGATCATTTCCGCGTCCATCTACGCCGAAGACAAGCAGTAACCCGACCGCAGCAAGCAGGCCGCCCATGAGGCGGTTTTTTTTCGCCTGGAGGAAAGCATGGGCGCAGCACGCAAGAACGACATTCACGGCGCGAAGGGCGGAGATAAAAAGCCGAAGTCCCCTACCGAGGCCAGCGACAACCTGCGCTCCACGAACATTGCCAAGCTGCTGATTGCTGTGGGAGAGGGAGAGTTCGAGGGCGTTCCCACGGCGGCCGACATCTTTCTGGACAACACCCCGATCAACGACGCCAGCGGCAACATCAACTTCCCGAACGTGAAGTGGGAATGGCGCAGCGGGTCAGTTGATCAGACCTATATCCCAGGGATCCCGTCGGTTGAGAACGAGACTTCGCTGAACATCGAGCTGCGCAG